AACGAATTCATTGCAAACATCTTCATCAAACCAGCACGTTCAATTAACTTCGTCACACTTAATTTTGTGGCAGTTAGAACTGGTGTTGACTTTGAAGAAGTCGTTGGCACTGTTTGATCTGTAGCATAGGAGAATAGACAAATGGCAGTTCTAAATATCGATGACTTCAAAGCAAAGTTAAAAGGTGGCGGTGCAAGACCAAATCTCTTCAAAGCAACCATTAACTTTCCTGCTTATGCACAAGGTGATGTGGAACTCACATCGTTTATGTGTAAAGCGGCAGTCTTGCCTGCATCAACAATGGCAGTTATAGACGTACCGTTTAGAGGTAGACAATTAAAAATCGCTGGTGACCGTACATTCGATACATGGTCACCAACAATCCTTAACGACACAGATTTCAATGTAAGAAATGCAATGGAACGATGGATGAACGGTATCAATGCACACAGTGCAAATACTGGTCTAGTCGCACCTGCGGATTATTCTGCCGACCTAATTGTAGAACAACTAGATCGTGACGAAACAGTGTTAAAACGTTACAACTTCCGTGGTTGTTTCCCAACAAACATAAGTGCGATTGATCTTGCTTATGAAACAAACGATGCTATCGAGGAATTCACAGTTGACTTCCAAGTACAGTATTGGGAATCCGCAACTACAAGTTAAGGTATACATATAAGAAAAGAGTGGGGCATTTATTTGCCCCACCTACTCTAATACAAAAGGTAAACGAATGGCAGACAATACTCTAAAACTATTTGGTTTTGAGATCAGACGGTCTAAAAAAGCAGACGCGGATGAGAAGAAACTAAAATCTATTGTACCGCCAGTAGATGAGGATGGTGCTGGTTACGTAACCGCATCTGGAACTCACTTTGCTCAATATGTAGATATCGACGGTGACAAGTCAAAAGACAATGCCGCTCTGATACAAAAGTATCGTGGTATATCGATGCACCCCGAAGTGGATGCCGCTATCGAAGATATTATGAACGAAGCAATATCTGGTTCAGAAGAAGGGTTTCCAGTGGAACTCATTCTTGACGATGTTGATACATCAAAATCAATTAAAAACAAAATCACTGACGAATTCAAAAATCTTTTAAATATGTTGAGGTTTACCGATTTAGGTCACGACATATTTAGAAAATGGTATATCGATGGACGACTAGCATTTCATATAGTCGTGAATGATACCCAGTTGGGTAAAGGTATAATGGATATTCGCCCTATTGATTCCTCTAAGATCCGTAAGGTCAAAGAGGTTAAGTCTAAGAAAGACCCAATCACAGGTGCGAAGATTATCGAAGAAACGAATGAACACTACATATATCAGGAAAAACCTGGTCAACAAGCATCAGGCATAAAACTAACAAAGGACAGTGTGTTATACGTAACATCTGGTTTGTTAGACGCAGACCAAAAGCGTGTCATATCGTTCCTTCATAAAGCATTAAAACCTGTAAACCAGTTACGAATGATGGAAGACTCACTCGTAATCTACCGACTTGCACGTGCCCCAGAACGTAGAATCTTCTACATCGATGTGGGTAACATGCAGAAAGGTAAGGCAGAAGAATACATGAAAGGTATCATGTCACGATACCGAAACAAACTTGTATACGACGCAACAACTGGTGCGATCAAAGATGATCGTAAACATATGTCAATGCTCGAAGATTTCTGGTTACCAAGACGTGAAGGTGGTAGGGGTACTGAGATATCCACATTGCCTGGCGGTGATAACCTTGGACAGATCGACGACATTGTATACTTCCAGAAAAGATTATATCGTTCACTGAACGTACCTATCAACAGACTAGAACAGGAAGCACAGTTCTCTCTAGGTAGATCAACAGAGATCTCAAGAGATGAGTTAAAGTTCCAGAAGTTTATTGATAGACTGCGTAAACGATTTACTAAACTGTTTAGTGAACTTCTTAGAAAACAACTTATACTTAAAGGTATAATTACCCAAGACGATTGGGATATGTGGGCAAACGAAATACGTTATGACTTCGTAAGAGACAACAACTTTGTAGAACTCAAAGAAGCAGAACTTATTCGGGAGCGTATGAGTACTATGGACTTAGTGCAACAATACATAGGTGAATACCTGTCAAAAGGTTGGGTTGCAAAGAATGTACTTCAACTCTCTGAAGAAGAGTGGAAAGACATGAAAGAAGAAATTGAACAAGAAAAGAAAGAGGGAGAGATCCCCGACGATGAAGACCAAGAAAATGGAGATAATGATGACGGACAAGACGATGAACCCCCAACAGGAGGAGACAGTGATGAGTGAAGATAACACTCTAGAGAATATGATCGATTATGCGGCAAATGCTGACTTTAATAAAGCAAATGCAATATTCAATGATATGATCGCACAAAAGATGGATGCGGCAATAGATCAAGAACGCATTGCGGTTGCTGGTAAGATCTTTAATGATATCGAAGACGAGGAACTCGAAGCGGAGGCAGAAGCAGATGCAGAAGAAGTTGATAACATCGAAACTGCCGAAGAAGGCGAAGAATCCGAAGAGGTTGAAGCAAGCGATGAAACCGAAGAGACATCTACCGAAGAAGAAGTAGAAGGTCATCCAGTTTAAATTGAAAATAAAAGATTTAATTTGTATAAATAAACGTAACAATAATACAATAGGTGTGTCTAAATGAAAACTTTTAAACAAATCCGTGAAGCGATGAAAAAAGGTATGCCACCTGGCGACCATGTATATGATAAGAAGATCAAGGGTCACGTATTAATGATACACAAAATAAAAGGTTCTAGACCTTTTGTAACATATATTGATAACGAAGAATTAGATAGATTTAAAGATTTAAATTCCGCTAAAAAAGCAGGCGAATCGTTTATCAAAGCGGCAAAAGGATAAAGAATGAAACTAATTACAGAATATACAGAATCTAATGTGCAATGTCTAGTCGAAAAAGACGAAAAAGGCAAAAAGAAATACATTATAGAAGGTGTATTTGCACAAGCAGAAACAAAGAATAGAAATGGACGTATTTACCCGAAACCTGTCATGGAACAGGCAGTAGCAAAATACGTCGATACACAGGTTTCCAAGGACAGAGCGGTTGGTGAGTTAAATCACCCAGAAGGACCCACTGTTAACTTGGATAAAGTATCTCATAAGATTAATGAACTCAAATTTGAGGGAAATAATGTTATGGGTAGAGCATCAATATTAGACACTCCTAATGGTCAGATTGTTAAAGGTCTGTTAGACGGTGGTGTTCAATTAGGTGTCTCGACTCGTGGTATGGGTAGTCTTCAAAACCAAGGTGGAGCGATGGTCGTCGGTGACGACTTTGTTCTTAATACGGTTGATATCGTACAAGACCCATCTGCACCAACAGCATTCGTTAATGGAGTTATGGAAGGTGTAGACTGGATCTGGAACAACGGCATTTTGGAAAGACAAGACATTGAAAAAATTGAGACTGAAATCAAGAAAGCACCACGTGCTGATCTCTATGAGACACAAGTACGTGAATTCAAAAATTTCCTCTCGTTAATGAAAAAAGCAATATAGGAGTCAAACTATGACTGATCAAGTAGAGCAGGAAACTGCTGAACAGGAAAGTGTTGACCTCGTTGAAAACGAGAGTGAAGTAAGCGAAGGTAAAGGACACAATCCAGAAACCGCTCCAGCAGACGCATTAAAGTCTACTGACGCGGCGGCAAATGTCGTGAAGAAAGCGGCAGAACCGAAGACTAAAGGCGGCAAAATTTCCGCGATTATGGCAATGGTACAAAAAATGCCTAAAGAAAAAGTATCAAAGGCATATGGCGACGTTAATGCCATGT